AATGCGTGGCGGAGTTAAGTTTGATGGCAATAACTGGTCTATGCATTGTTTCAATTGCGGATACAAATGTAATTTTGTATTAGGGCGTCAGATTAGCGCAAAGACACGTAATCTGCTAACATGGTGCGGTATTGATGATAGCCAAATTCAACGTTGGAGTTTGGAAAGCCTACAGCATAAAGACTTACTAGACTTACTACAGCCTAAGGCAAAACGTGTAAAAATTAAATTCAATGACCACACATTACCTGATGGTGAGTTGTTAGATAGTAATAACCCAAATCATAAAGTGTACGTAGATTATCTAACTGCTAGGGGAATAGATAGTAATGATTATCCTTTCATGGTTACTCCCAATGAATCAGGAAGAATGAGTAATCGTATCATTATTCCCTATACTTACAAAAACAAAATTGTAGGTCACACAAGCAGATTTTTAGACAACAAGATACCTAAATATATTAATGAACAACAGCCTGGTTACGTTTTTGGTTATGATTTTCAAAAACCTGAATGGGAAGTATGTTTACTGGTAGAAGGTATTTTTGACGCATTAAGTTTGAATGCATGTGCGTTAACACACAACACAATTAACGATGACCAAGCATTGTTATTAAGTCAATTGAACAAACGAATTATTTTTGTTCCCGATAGAGACAAAACAGGACTTGAAAGTTGTGACAGGGCACTAGAATTGGGATATCAAGTTAGTATTCCCAATTGGGAAAGTGATGTAAAAGATGTAAATGATGCTGTAGTAAAGTATGGAAAACTAAGTACCCTACTTAGTATACTTCAGAGTGCAACAAGTAGTAAAATCAAGATAGAAATACAGAGGAAAAAAATTGGCAAACAAAACGGATTCTAAAGAACAAATAGAATATAATACTGCAACGCAACAGTTTTTCTTGTCCATGATGTTGACAAATGCTGAGTTATATACTCGGGTCATGAACATTATGAATAGTGAAAACTTTGATAAGTCATTGCGTCCAGTAGCGGAAATGTTCAAAGAACACACAGACAAATATAAAGTATTACCAGACCCTGCACAGATTAAGGCACTGACGGGTATTGATATTCAGCCCATTGAAAATCTAAACGAAGGACATTTTGAGTGGTTCCTAGATAACTTTGAACAATTCACTAAACGACAAGAATTAGAACGTGCGATTCTTAAAGCGGCTGACATGTTGGATAAACGTGGTGATTATGGCCCTATTGAGAAAATGATTAAAGATGCTGTACAAATCAGTCTACAAAAAGACATGGGTACAGATTATTTTGCAGACCCTAAAACACGTATCAACAAGTATTTTAATGCAGGTGGACAAGTCAGCACAGGCTGGCCACAAATGGATAAACTACTATATGGTGGTTTCAGTCGTGGAGAATTGAATATCTTTGCAGGTGGTAGTGGTTCAGGTAAATCATTGGTTATGATGAATATTGCGTTGAATTGGTTACAAAAGGGACTTAGTGGTGTTTATATCAGTTTAGAATTGAGTGAAGAATTAACTAGTCTTAGAACAGATGCTATGTTAACTAGCATGAGTACCCGTGATATTCGCAAAGATATTGAAGTAACTGAATTAAAAGTTAAAATGGCAGGTAAAAAATCAGGCTCATATAGAGTGAAAGGATTACCTGCGCAAAGTACTGTAAATGATATTCGTAGCTATCTAAAAGAAGTGCAGATTCAAACTGGTATCAAAATTGATTTTGTTATGGTTGATTACTTAGATTTGGTTATGCCTGTAAGTGTTAAAGTTAATCCTAACGACCAGTTTATCAAAGACAAATACGTTAGTGAAGAATTGCGTAATTTATCAAAAGAACTTGGAATTCTCATGGTAACTGCAAGTCAGTTGAATCGTAGTGCAGTTGAAGAAATCGAATTTGACCATAGTCATATTGCAGGTGGTATCAGTAAGATTAATACTGCGGATAATGTGTTTGGTATCTTTACAAGTCGTAGTATGCGTGAACGTGGTAAATATCAAATTCAATGTATGAAAAGTCGTAGTTCAACAGGTGTTGGACAAAAGATTGACTTAGAGTACAACATTGAAACAATGCGTATTACTGATCCTGGTGAAGATGAAAGTAATTATCGTCCAAATCAACAACCTAGTCCAAATGAACTAATGAACATAATTAAACCTCAAGCGACATTAGTTGCAACGCAACCTATCATTAACCAAGCGACAGGTGAAATACTGGAACCAGTCACTAAACACATTGTAGCAGATGTACAGGGTTCAAAATTAAAATCGTTACTCAATTCATTAAAGAAATAGATAATGTGGGTCCTAGCATAAATACTATTAGGAAATCTAAATAAAATGCAAAGACAAACCCGCTCACTATTGCAGGAACTGGAAGAACTTGGAAATAACCGTGATACATCACATGTTATTGAGAGTAGAGCCCACAGTATAATTACTAGTGCAATTAACTTAGTTGAGTTAATTAATAAACATTATACCGAAGAAGAGGCTCAAATGCTTGAAAGAAAACTTTTAGGTGCAATTAAAAGCAAGGATCAAACTAAGTTTTCCAAATCATTGAGGAAAAATCGTGAAACTAAACGAATTTAAACAAGTTGATGAAGTCAACTTAAGTCATGTACTAGGTGACTATGGTTCTGCCGCCGTTAAACAAATTGGCAACAGAATTACAGGTAATCCTGAGGGCCAATTATCTATTAAAGATAAAATGGCTAAACAAAAATTTATAGCAGATTTTATTGGTAGAGCAAATACAAACTTAAATAGCGCAATTAAAAGTGGACTGGTAGATCCCAAAGCAGGTACACAACCCGCACAATCAACTACCCCTGCTAACACTAGTCCGCAGGCTAATCAAAACAATGCTAGTCCTAATGCAACACAGCCTAACGCTAATACTAACGCACAACCAGCACAAGCTGAACCAGAAACACCAGAACAAAAACGCATTAGATTACAAAAAGCCGCACAACAAAATATAGATAAAGAAGCTGTTCCGTTTAGTAAATTACCAGCTAACCAAACACAAACACAAATAGCTAACAAAAGACAACAAAAACAAAACGCCGCGGCACAAACTGCACAAAGTCAAATGGCGCCATTTAGTAAATTACCTACAAATCAAGCACAAGTGCAGTCAACTAATATTAGACAGAAAAAACAAGGTGTTGCTACACAAAATGCACAAGGTCAAATGGCACCGTTCAGTAAACTACCAGCAGACCAGGTACAAAAACAATCAGCTAATATCAGACAGAAAAAACAAGGAGTCGCCGCACAAAATGCACAAGCAACCATGACTCCTAAGCCAGTTGCACCGCAAGCAGAAACACCCGCACAAAAACGCATGAGATTGCAACAAGCTGCCACACAAAATATTCAAGCATCAATGAAAGAAAGTAAATTCTATAAACTTGATGCATTGTTTGAATCTATAGTTGAAGCCGGGGAACAACCAGCAAAACAAACTATCAGTCAATATTTGCAAAATATGTTTAAGCAATACATGGGCGGTAAAGTAAGTGATCCACAAGCATTATCGCAAATGAAAGCGTTAGCTGACGAGGTACAAAAGAGTTATCCAAACATTAAAGCACCGTTGAGTAAAATGGCTGAGTTAGCATTTGCAACAAGTTATAGTCAAGGCAATGGAAAAGAACCAGCAAATGCTACTGCACAACCACAAAGTGCATTGGATGCAATCAAGGCTGGCGTCCAACAGGGATTAGGTAAAGCTGAACCAGAACAAACAACATCAACAGAACCAGTTAGTACATCTGCTGTGGCTCAACCAACAGCGTCTGCTGGAACCAGCGCACCCACAACAGAACCAACTGCAACTGCTACACCTGCAAAACAACAAACTGCATATAAACAAGCATTGCCATTGTTATCTAAATTAGATAAAAAGGGTAAGCAACGTATATTAAAGTATATTGAAAAGAGTTTAGGAGTTAGTTCTGCACCCGCTAAACAAGAACCAGAGCAAGAACCAGAAGCACCTAGTGCATTTGGTAATATGGCAAGACAATTAGACACAATGGGTCAGAAGAAATCTAGCACAGGTGGAACATCAACGCCTACAGGTACTGGCGTACGTCATACATCAAGTGCTACAAATCCTAACAAGGCAAAAGATTTAGATAGTAAAATAGATTTTGCTAAAACTGCAAAGCCTAAGAAAACTAGAACTAAAAAAACGGCGGCATAACATGAATCTATCAGAATCATTAGCAATTCTTAAAGCTAAGATTGATAGCCTATCAGTTATCAATGAAGCCTTTACAGGCGGACATGCCCCTCACTTAGAAGACAGCGTATACTTGCAAGGCACTGCAGGTGTACAAGATGCATTAAAATCCGTAGAGGCTACTATTAAAAAGCCACAAACTGCTACTATTAAGTGGGACGGATATCCTGCATTGATATTTGGTCATGGTACTAATGGTAAGTTTAGTATCAGCGACAAGCATATGTTTAATAAGCCTGATGGTTCAGGTCGTGCAATTTATAGCCCTGAACAATTTATTGAATACGATAAAGCACGTGGTGTCGAGCGTAGTGGGTTGGCATCTATTATTCCAACAATATGGCCTGGCTTAGAAAAGTCAAGTAAAGGCACAAAGGGATATTATTGGGGTGACTTATTGTTTAGTCAGCCATTAAAAGACCAAAATGGTTTATACATTTTCAAAGCCAATCCAAACGGCATTACATACACAGTACAAGCAAATAGTGAAATTGGGCATGAGTTAGCAGGAAAAACTGCAGGTATTGCAGTACATCAGTATATTCAAGCTGATGCCGCAGAAAAAGCAACACAAATGACAGCCGCAGGGGAAAAAGTACATGCTACCGATTTAGCAGTATCATTAAATGGTGAGTTAGGTGGATTAAAGAATAATTCTGATGTTGCTATATTACCTAGCAAAATGCCACAAACACCTAAGATTCAAGTTCCTAAAGCTGAAATAGCACATCTTAAATCAGAATTGGCCAAGTATGGCCCTGCATTAGATAAACTGTTAGACACAAGTTACTTGGGAATTAATCCTAGCACATTTGCAAACAACTTAATTGGTGTTTATTTTAATAAGAAAATACGTGATGGTAACTTGAATAATTTAACACAGGGTTTTTATGACTTCATTGAGTCAAGACCATTAACAGGTCCAATGAAACAAAAACTATTAACAGGTTATACTGACAAGAAAACAGGAAAAGAATATCCAGGACATATTCCTGCAAACAAAGCCGGCGTAGATGCATTGATGCATATATGGATTGCTGTGTATCAGTTAAAAACTGAGATATTAAATCAACTAAACAAAGCCGCAGAAGCCAGCCCAGTACAGGGTTCATTAGATGATGGTACTAAAGGACAAGAAGGCTTTGTTGCTAACGGATACAAATATGTAGACAGAATGGGCTTTAGCCGTCAAAACTTTGGCAGTAGATAACCAAAACCAACATTTTTTTTCAATTGGCATAAATAAATATATGAAGCAGTAGGCTTCAACATATTTAAGGAATGTCAAAATGGCACAATTTACAAGAGTTAATGGTGACTTACTACCAGTATTACATTTAGATGCGGCAGCATATACAAACAGCGGTGCAAACGCAGTTAGTTCAGGTTCAACAGTACAACCACAAGGTCCAAAGCTACAATTTTTCACAGTTACAGCAAGTGGTTCAAGTGCATTGTCAGGTACACAAGTAAACTTAATCATCCAAGCTACACAACAGTTAGCTACAGTTTACTTATATGAGTTCACAACTGCAGGTCCTGATACATTGTCAATGGCTGTATATCCATACGGCGCATGGACAAGCACAACATTACAAACAGCTATCAATGCTGAATTGACAGCAGGTGGTGTTGCTAATACTACAGCAGTATCAAACACAGCTACATTCACAAACTAATCTTAGTTTGTTATAAAGAAACCCTAGATTTTCTAGGGTTTTTTTACCTCTGTTAAATACTGTATGGATCAACGAATTAAATGCTATACACTATTTGATATTACTGTTACGAATATTCGTAATAGGGGTAAGCCTGAACGTGAAGATTTATTGCAAGAGTGGATACAAAAACGTAACACACAATGTAATTTTGACACAATTGTACAGGCAATATCATTACGCAGTCAACCTGACGTATTAGGTAACCCTGTAAAATCAAATATTAGATTTGATGAGTTTATACAATTTGGATTTTTGTTTGACCAAGAAGAAGATAACACATATCCTTGTTGGTCATTTGTATTTTCTGTGCATCATAGTAGTGTGTTTTATGATGGTATAAATGAATTAGGAGCATTGTACAAAGATTGTAGTCAAGTACCTATGATTAAAACTAATTCAATGTGGGATAAAGTCCCGGCATATTTAGATACAAGTGATGAGTTAAAAAATATATATTTTGAGGTATTAAGCGATGGCTAAAAAGAAAAACGGTAAAAAAGTAAAATTCTCTCCCGAACAGATAATGAGCAAGTTGGAGAGAACAATTACTCCTGCCGAAATTGAAAAATTAGCTGACCTTTCAGTACTTCAAAATAGCGATGGATCATATAGTTTGTACAACAAATATATCATTAAAAAAATTGATGGTAGATATTTAGTAACACGTAACGATTTAGCAGAAAGCAATAATTATTTTTATCTATTAAAACATGCTGTTACTTGGTGTACTTACGACAAACGCAATAGAATTATGGATTCCAAAAGAATACAAGATTTAGATATTCAGTTAACACGTGTTGAATCAAGTATAGCAATACATCAAAATTTAACAAATAAAACTAAAGATGTTGATAACAAATTGATATATTTGGCTAAATTAGGTGAGGAAAAGATAATTCGTAGTAGAATTAATAAAGAATTGGAAAATTATGTGTACGAATCTAAAATTTGGCAAGCCAGCCGATTCAATGCAAAACCTTAATATCTAATAACTATTGATAAATACTTTATATATTTCTTTGGAATAAAAATTATGAAACTACACGACCTTGACAACAACAAAAATAGTGCAACAAAAGCACTTAAAGAACACTATGAGATGCCTTTCAATGTAGCAAAAATGCCAATGGCATCTACAAAAAGTATGCTTAATAAAGTTCGCGGTTTAATTAAAGAATCAAAACAATCAGTTAACTTTTACCAAGAACAAACATCTCCTTCATACATGAAGTTAGTGTTCATGGAGCAATCATTGGTTCATCACTATAATGAATTGCGTAATCGTCCTCAACCACGTATTGTTGTTGAAAATGAAGAAGTTGAAAAGTCACAAGTTGTATTGGCTGCACAAGATTTAGTTGACAGCGTACAAAAAATGTTAGAGGAAGTTAGTGACATGTTAGTTAAAGAATTACCTGCATTAACAACAGGTATTCAAAGTGAAATTGGTGCAAATGAAGCCGAACAGTTCAACAGTCAAGTAAGCGAAGCATTAACAGCCCTTCAAGCATCAGTAACAGAAACTAAATCAGGTTTACAATCAGCATTAAATGGTATCACTGGTCAAGCAATGGATGCAGGAGCATTTGGCGCAGGTGAAGAAGAGGCATTTGACGATGGTGAATTAGCAGGTGAAGAAGAAGTTGAACAACCAGAACAAGAACCTGTAGAAGAACCTGAATTGAATTTTCCAGAAGAACCAGAAGAAGAACCAACTGGCGGAGTTGGTAGAGCAAAGAGATAATATGTTACTCTTTGAACTTGATAGTCCCCCAGAGACTGTCAAACTTACAGCACTTGCCAATAAGCTAAAAAGCGATATTGACAACGGTACTGGCAAGACAGATTGGACAACAGAAGAATTTTTAGAATACCTACAATTAAATGGTATTAATTTAGATCCTTCTGATTTGTTTGTCATGATAAAAACCCCACCACTAAGTAATGTTATTACAAACATTCAAGATGGCAAAATTATTTTCAAAGGTCAGTCTGAAACTGACAATACCACTGAACCTCCTCCAGCTCCAGAGGACGATAAAAAAGTAGTACACCAAATGGCTCAACGTGCAATGAAATAAATATGAAGAAACTTATAGTTTGTGGTTGTAGTTTTAGTGCACCTAGTAATAAACCACAATATGCAGGCACAAGTTGGAGTGAAGTTTTAGCAAATAAATTAGGTTGGAATCTAGAAAACTATGCACGCCAAGGATGTAGCAATGGTGGTATAAGAATTCAAATAGATGAGGCAATAAAACAACGACCAGAAGGTCAAGTATATTTGGCAAATCATTATTACGACATAATTAAAAATCGTTGGGGTTTATGATTATAAATATATGAATGATAACTCTAACAGAAAAATCAATTAACAAAATCAAACAAACACTAGCCAAACGTGGCAAGGGTTTAGGCATTCGCATAGGTGTCAAAACCACAGGTTGTTCTGGTTTAGCCTATGTATTGGAATATGTTGACGATCCACAAGAACATGATATTAAACTTGATTGTAATGGCTGTGCGTTATTTGTAGACCCAAAAAGTTGCGCTTACTTGCAAGGCATGACTGTAGACTATGTGAGAAATGGTCTAAATGAAGGCTTTGAATTTCAAAATCCAAATGAACGTGACCGTTGTGGTTGCGGAGAAAGTTTTAGAGTTTAAGATGTACCTAGCAACAGTTACTTGTTATAACGAATTTTCACAATTGTTATTACAGGCAGAAAGCATTCAAAAGTTTTTTGAGCCTTGCACTCACGTTATCATTGTTAATGAAGATGAGCCTGATGTTAATTTTTACTATAGATGGTTGAGTCCTTACTACAAAAATCATGAATTACTTGTGGTACCTTCTATTGTGCTGAAAAATAAAAATGCATATGATAGCAGAAAAATACAAAAGTTATTGGTAAATATTGCTAGTAAGATTGATGATGATTGTTTGTTGCTACATACCAATAACTTTTTTATTAAACCAACTAAATTAAGTGATTTTGAAAATACAATTGGTTCTGGAAAATTAGTTGATATTACTCAAAAATATAAACTCACAAATGAGTACTATGCAAATTATTTCAATGTAGCACCTGTAGGTAAATCGATTGCACCTAAATTTCCTTTTGTGTTACACCAAAAATATATGTCAATGATTAATGTTGATTGGTTATCTGATGTATTATTTAAAGATATGACATTGCCAATGAACGAATTTTTATTTTATACATATTTGGTAGATGTTCAGGAAATTAATGATTTTAAACATACTAAAGAAATAAGTAAAACTATAAAAGATTCTGATATAAACATGTTAGAGTTTAAGTTATGTCAACGAGAAGATGATGTTAAAGTATATAGTTTAGATAAAAAAATATTGCATAGATTATATCCCACTGGAATAAATTTTATAAATGATTGGTTATCTAATCATGTACAGCTAAACAATAAAGTTTATCCCTATATTAAATAAAGGTTCAAAAATGTTTTTAGCTACCATTGTGTGTAACAGAGATTTTCAACAAATGCTATTACAAGCAGAAAGTATTGGACAATTTGTGGAACCTTGTGTTCACGTGATTGTAGTTAATGAACATAAACCTGATATTGATTTTTGGTACAAATGGTTAGCCCCTTATTATAAAAACCATACATTATTAATTTATCCAGCTATCATACCAAATGATGTTAAAGATTATGAGTTGTTGTCAGGTTGGGTAACACAACAATGGCATAAATTTATAATTGCACACTTAGCATATTATAAATGTTTAGAAAATTATGTGTTATTAGATAGTAAAAATTTCTTTGTAAAACCCACTAAACTAGACGAGTTTGAGTATATTATAGGTTCAGGTGTGCTGTCAGAAGAGGCTGCTACGGGATTTAGTGATACCAATAATCATTACGCAAAATTATTTAATGTTGATCCTATTAAAGAAACACTAGCACCATTTACTCCGTTTGTGATTGATGCAAGTCTTATAAGAAATTCTACCACCATGGATTCTCTAAAGCATATTTTTTTTGAGACTATTAATGAAAACCAAATTGGATTTAATACTAGTGAATTTATATTTTATTCTTATTTGATAAAAGAACAACTTGTAAATTATAAATCAAAATCAATCGGAACAAGTTTGTGGGAAAAAGATATCGATAGTTTATCCAGTAAACTATATGGAATATATAGTGCCAATTTTAAAGTATATGGCATACACAGAGATTTATTAAATAACATTTATCCATCTGCTCTTGATTATATAAATGATTGGCTATATAATAAAGTAGGGCTTAAAAATAAATTTTACCCAACTATTAAAAAATAATAAACTATGATAACAAACAAATATAATTATGAGCCCATGCAACGTGTTGAAGTAGATGGGAAGCGTAGATATCTTACACCAGACGGTGAAAAACTCCCAAGCGTAACAACTATACTAGATGCTACTAAAAGTGAAGAAAGTAAACAAGCATTAAACAATTGGCGTAAGCGTGTTGGCTTTCAAAAAGCGCAAGAGATAACAACTGAAGCCGCAGGTCGTGGCACACGTATGCATAAATGGCTTGAAAACTATATAAAGACGGGTGAAACCGGAGATCCGGGCAGTAATCCCTACAGCGTTCAAAGTCATATGATGGCAAACAGTATCATCAAACAAGGTCTTGTAAATTGTAATGAATTTTGGGGCACCGAAGTTGCATTATATTATCCACAAATCTATGCTGGAACAACGGATTTATGTGGTATTCATAATGGCAGTGAAGCTATTATGGACCATAAGCAAACAAATAAACCAAAAAAACGTGAATGGATTGATGATTACTTTGTTCAATTGGCAGCATATGCAAACGCACACAACGAAGTGCATGGGACAAACATACGTAAAGGCGTAATTTTCATGTGCGATCCTAGTGGATTGTACCAAGAATTCATTATTGAAGGTGATGAATTTGATAGTTACACTAATTTATGGTTTAAACGAGTAGAACAGTACTATCTACAATTTGTATAAAGTTTAGTGTGACTTTATGATAAATAAGTGTAACAGAAGAAATTACACTTATGGCCATAGTACAAATCAGCAAAATTCAAACAAGATCCGGTAATCTTGTTGACCTACCTCAACTAGATAATGCAGAATTTGGTTTCGCTTCCGATGAAAATAGACTGTTCATTGGGCGCACTGGAAACACCATTGCTAGTGAAAACATTGAAGTATTAACAAGTTACAGTAACATCAGTTTCAGTCAGATTGACGGTGCTAACGGTGCAAACTTTAATCTTGGTAATCTAACTAACGGACAAATTCTTACCTATGTATCAAGTACAAATACATGGGAAAATTACACAGGACAAAATGTACAACTTGATGGAGGAAAACTTCAATTAGGTAATGTTGGTAACATATACATGGGCGGTGGTGCTATTGGCTATGTGTTAGAAACAGATGGTCTTGGTAATTTAAGTTGGACACCTAAAGGTACGCTATATACACCTATACAAGCGTTATCTAATGCTAATCCTATCGTAATGACAGTAGCCAACACTACACCTTACACTAATGGTCAACAAATAACAATATCAGGTGTTCTTGGTACAAACGCAAATAGTGTAGTAAATGGGAAGTCATTTTATATTACATTATCTAATAATTACCCAACTTCCGGTAATGTAAGTTTATACACGGATGTATCCAGAACAATCGGAGCTAATGGTGCTACATTAACTGCAACTGCAAACACAGGTCTTGCAACAGCAGTTATCACTAGTGGCGGCGGTGGAACAGGTGTAGCTTCAGGTGTGCAGAACAGCGTACAATATAATTATGGTGGTCAATTAGCAGGTAATGCAGGATTTACATTCGATGCAAATAGCAGGGCATTATCAGTAACTGGTAATGTAAATACAGGAAATATAAATGCAAATGGTATTATTACTGGCACTGTTTTAGTTTCAAACATTGCTACCGGCACAAGCCCATTAACAGTAACAAGTACTACACAGGTTGGAAATTTATATGTAGCACGTGCTGGTATAAGCGATACAAGCACAACAACATTGCAAACTACTGGCACATATTATCCTATATTTGTAAACGCTACATCAGGTAATTTATCACAAGGTGCAAATGCAAACCTGTCATTTAATGTAGCAACAGGTAATTTAAGTGCTACATTACTAACCGGTACATTAACAACAAATAATCAACCTAACATTATTACACTTGGTACATTGACAAACTTAGCAGTAACTGGTAACACAACTAGTGGTAACTTCATTGGTATATTTGCCAATGGTACTAGTAATGTATCTATTCCGGCAAGTGCAGGTAACGTATTGGTTGGTGTTAATGGCACACCTAATGTATTAGTAGTTACAAGTACAGGCATTAATGTTGCAGGTACTATTAATGCAACAGGAAATATAACAGGAAATGTATATGGCCCGTTAGCTAACGGAAATAGTAATGTACGTATTGCAACAGCAAATGGTAATGTATCTATTTCAGCAGTTGGTAATACAACACTAACAATAACAGGAACTGGTATTAATGTTGCGGGTACATTAAATACAGGTACCGGGAATGCAGTTGTTGGTAATTTAGTTGCAGGTGGCATAATAATTGCTAATACCCAACTTCAATCAAACATTGCAAATGGTACAAGTCCATTGGTTGTACTAAGTTCTACCCAAGTACCAAATTTATATTCAAGTCGTGCCAATGTTGCAGACACAAGTACAGTATCACTAGTAACAAGTGGAACATACTATTTACCTTTTATTTCAGGTACTGCTAATGCAAATTACGGAATAAATTCCAACGCAACATTCTCTGCAAATATTGCAAATGGTGCATTAATAACAACTACATTTGTAGGTAATGTAAGTGGTACTACATTAGGTGGTACACTAACCACAGCGGCTCAACCCAATATTACTAGCACAGGTACATTAACAAGTTTAACAGTATCTGGAAAGAGCAATCTTAATAGTGTTGGGAACGTGTATATCAGTGGTGGTAGTGCCAATCAAATTTTACAAACTGATGGTTCAGGTAATCTTAGTTGGACTAATCCAACAGGTGGGTATTATCTACATACACAGGCATCTGCGGCTACAACATGGACAGTAGTACACAATCTCAATAGGCAATATGTAACTGTAGAACCAATTGATGGTAATGGTAATTCATATGTGGGCAGATATGATTTCCCTACAATCAACTACACCAATGCTAATGCTTTAACTATAACATTTACATCCGCTGTAGCGGGTTGGGCGGCTGTAGTAGGCGGTGGTTTAAATATAGGTAATGTTTCGAGCAACTATGCACCGGCCGGTGTAAATACAGAAGTTCAATTTAATGATGCAGGTAACATGGCCGGTAGTTTAGGTCTTGTGTACAATAAAAACACAGGAACGCTAACAGCTACTGTATTTGCTGGTTCTGGTGCTAATTTAACAAATATTGCCGGAGCTAACGTAACAGGTACAGTAAGTAGTGCAACTACAGCAGGTACTGTAACAACTGCGGCACAAGGTAATATTACTTCATTAGGTACTTTGACAGGTTTGGGTGTTAATGGTACATTAACCGCAGTAAATATCACTGCCAATTCAGGTTTAATAACAGGTACATTAGCCACAAATGCTCAACCAAATATTACAAGTTTAGGTACATTAACAAGTTTATCTGTAACTGGTAACGTAAGTGCAGGTAACGTAAGTGGTACATTGTTAACAGGTACATTAGCCACAAATGCTCAACCAAATATTACAAGTTTAGGTACATTAACAAGTTTATCTGTAACTGGAAATATATCTTCAACTGCCAATATAGGTGGAACAGGTGCTACACATTTAGGTAACACATTAACAACTGGTGCAAACACAACAACAGGCACTATAACTGGTAACTGGTCATTAAGTGCAGGATCAAGATTAAATGCAACATATGCTGACTTGGCAGAATATTATGAAGCCGATGCCGTTTACGAACCTGGAACAGTTTTAGAGTTTGGTGGCGATAAAGAAGTTACAGTTGCACAGGATGGCACTAATAGAGTAGCAGGTGTTGTGTCAACTGATCCTGCATATGCAATGAATGCAGGTTGTTCAGGTATAGCAGTAGCAATTGCACTACAAGGACGTGTTCCTTGTAAAGTACGCGGGTCAATCAAAAAAGGCGATATGTTAGTCAGCGGTGGTAATGGATACGCAAGACCAGCATTTAATCCCTCAATAGGCACAGTCATTGGTAAAGCATTGGAAAATCATGAAGGTGTAGGTGTTATCGAGGTTGCAGTTGGTAGACTTTAAGATAAATATAATACAGGAATAAAAAATGGCAACAACAATTTATACAGCTAACGGTTCAAGTCAATTAACATCAGCAAGTACAACTGATAAAGTTCGTATCGCTACAACCACATCGGCAATAGCGGTATCAGTCGGTAACTCAAGTGTTGTAGCTAATCTTACATCTAGCGAAATTATTCCAGCTAACACAGTTGAGCGCAGTTTTATCGTAGGTCAAGGTAATTATATTGCTTTTATCAACGTAGCTGGCACAGCAGGTGCGTTCAGCGTGACACCACTTGGTGCTCCACACGCAGTTACTGGTACAGAATAATCCAAAACAGCAATTTTTACGTAATATAGATAAATACTTTGTACATTCTCATAGGGAGAATTTATGCAGTACCCACTGCGTAGTGACTGGAACTCACAAATATTACAAAGGAAAATCAAATGGGACGTCCTCTAAAAATCGCTAAGGCTCAAGCAGTCTTAACAATCACTGGTACAGCTACAACAGGTGTTGTAACAGTATCACAAAATTTAAACACATTAGGTATCATTGCAGGTATGCCGTTCGTAACAGCATCTACTGTAGGTGGATTGACAGCTAATACGACATATTACATTAATCAAGTATTAACTAGTACGACATTCAATGTATCTTCAACAAACTTAAGCGTACAGCCTCGTGTATATCCAACATTAACAAACACATCAGGTCAAACAGTAAGTGCATCTGTTGCTGTAGTTGATGCATATTTCAACAATCCAAATGGTGGTCCAGGCTTCCCAACAACTAATGCTAACACATATAGCGTAGTTGGTGGTAACACAGCTATCGTTGGTAAACAAGTTTTAGCTAATATTGCTATTGGTGCTAACGTAGCTGGTACAATTTTTGCAAGTAATAATAGTCCATTAGTTGTTGGTTTAGGTACTAATTTTGCTGCCGTAGCAAATGGTACACATCTTTATGCATATCAAGGTACTCCAGGCAATTATAGTGTAAACCTATTAGGTACAGTATCAAACAATATAGGTAACCGAACAGTTGCAGTTGCTAACTCAAGTGCTACTGGTAATGTTATCGGTACTTCAGGTAATGCACAAACTCTACAAACAGGTACTCCTGTTGTATTTGACACTTCATTCGGTGGATTAACTGCAGGTAGTACATACTTTATTAATGCTGTTCCTAATGCGGCTGCATTTACAGTATCAACTACAATTGGCGGTCCAAACGTAGCATTGACATCAAACTCAAGCGTAACTGCTAATGCTATTCAACAACAAGCATTATTGGCTACTAACTCAGCAGTTAATGCGGCAGGCTACAATGGTTTTGGAGACCCAATATTAGGTGCACTACCAGAAGCAGGTTATATTGTTCGTCAAAAAGGCAAACAAAAATATCTAGTAACAGGTACAGTAACTGGCTTAACAGCACAATGTTATTTGGCAAATCTTGCTAACACAGCATTAACACCAAATACAATGCACATTATTGCTACATACGCTAATAGTACTACTCAAGCTGTTCAGAGTTTATCTGACCATACTGTTGAGTTGTTTACTGCTAACTCAGGTGTAGTTGCAACAGGTACAGCAAATATCAACAATTCAGCTCCTGCTTATGCTACATTTAATAGTGAAGCAGATGCAAACGTAGCTAACGCAATGCCTTATCCATTAGTACAGATAGCGAGTGCATAAAATGGCAGTTAATAGTTCCAGAGCATTAAAAGTACAAGCTGAGACTGATATAGCAGTACTTCAAGTTCAAGTTAAAAACATCGAAGATAAATTCGGTGAGATTAAAGAGGATTTGAGGGCTATGCACCAGACTATAGAAAATAATGCTGAGGAAACAAGGAACATGTTGAAAACCATGCGTGACGAAGACATGCAGGCTCATGATAAATTAGCCAGCAAAGTTTCTGCTTTAGAGAAATGGCGCTGGATGATTATGGGAGCAGGTGTTGTATTAGGCTCAATGGGATTTGATACAGTTAGTAAATTGTTAAAATAAAAAAGACTGCTTAGGCAGTCTTTTTTGTTAGTGTGTTTAGTTTTTCTTGTACAACATCAAAATTAACAGTACTAAATAGTCCGGGATGTAATGGTTTGGGATATTGACTTTCCCCTACCCAAGCGTAGCCACAATGTTCTTCATTGAGTATAGGAACAAATTCATTTTCTACTTCACAGAAAAATGTATGATATGTAAAACTGTTGTTAATAAATTTTTGTATTGGGATTAATTTTCCATCTTGTGGAAAATATCCAACTTCTTCCTCACATTCTCTTATAATGCCTTCAAGTAATGTTTCATTGTCTTCTATTTTTCCACCTGGAATACCCCAATTGCCTGGATTCTTGGAATCAGTTCTAAGCATATAAAGATAACGATTGGTATTTTTGCTGTAAAAGAAAACGCCTGCGGATGTGTTACTCATATAGTAATTTATCAAAAATTAAATCACTATAGAATAATCACCTTGGTCGTACCAACCTTCATATGATTTCATCCAAATTCCATCAACATATCTATATTGAATTTGTGTAGATAAATTGGTTACATATTGCACAGATGTATCATTTTGACTATCAAATGCTACAAACCATTGCATAGTGCCACTATCAAATTCAATAATATCATTGGCATTTGCTACAAGATTTCCCCAAGATACTGTACTATCTCCTGGATTACCGATATTTTCAACGATTAAATATCGAACACCGTTGACAGGTCCCGGCAAACCAGCATTTGGACCTGTCACTTGTGGATTTATAACACCGTTAACGGGATCTAATGTATTTTGTGGTAACGTATCAGGGTCAATATTGTATATTAAAAATCTATCGTCAGTTGGGTTTGGAACAATAGTACCAACAATGTCATGGTCTATATAAGGGTTTTGTAGCCAAATTTGACTGATCCCAGGACTTATAGCACCGTATACATTTAATACACTGGTCCAATAAATATCTGTTGCAGGACTTGGAGGCAAATCTAAATCAACATTGCTTGGATAAAATGCTTCATCTGCAGGTAATATCTGTAATTGATTTCCCAATAACAATAACTTATAACCATATGGGGTAATTTTTTGTCGTGTGCCTAATAATAAATCATTATCTTGTATATCAGATAATGCATTACCGGCAAAAATACTTGCAATAATTTTTTCAATAACACCCATCTTCTTCAGTTTACTTGCTGTACTTAACCATATGGGCATGTAAAATTTCCATGTCATGACATCAATTGGATTACCACTACCTACTGGTATACTACGACTAGTAAAAGTTAGCCCATCTTGAAACACCGCACTTAAACTCGTCCAATCAACAAAGTTATCAGTACTTTGTATTTCTAATGCCGGATTGAATAATGTTCCTAACTGCTCAATAATTTCTAGTTTCTGATTATAATTAGTAGTCCAAAAATCTACACTAATTCGTAATGTATAAGGTACAGGCATTAATCGTTCTATAGTAAATGCTTGACCCTGTACAGGTTCATATTGTTGAGTTTCTGGGTTATAACTACGTTGACGTACTTGTATATTATCTACATAAGTAGGATCTTGAGTCCATTTTTGATTGTACTCTAAACCACTTATATAGTATGTTATTAAAGGTGCACTTGGTAAATTACTTGCGCTATTGTTAGCAATAATAGTAGCCGCTTGTCTACTGCTATCACCGTACATGATAGGTACACGAACTAATATTGGATTACCTGCTGGATCATTACCTTTAGTTACATACCAGTTACTAAATATTTTTGCAAATTGAATTAAAAATCTGCGTATTTGATTGTCATAAAAAAATTGTGCCATGTATTAAGTTCCCGGTGGTATCACATCTGGTGATAGTGTTAATATACTTGAAAGTGGTTGTGATTGCGGTATTGTAGTGCCATTTGAAAGAACAGTAACGTTTGAATTGTTGATAAATCCTGACAATTGTGATTGGTTAGCACTATCAGCAAACCCTGTTTGTGTTCGTACATTGGCTGATATGCGAACCCATACTCTACCGTCCCAACGATATAGCAACTGAGGTAAATAGTCAATACGTAAGAAATAATCTCCTACTTGCGGGTTTTGCGGGAAACTTATACCTGCACCAGTTGGTATTCCGTTTGGAGAAGTACCGTCTCCGGTCATATAACCTGTTGAGTAACCAAAGGTACGAGGAGTACTACGTGCTATGTATGCAAATGAAGGGTCGCAATCTGCACGATAATCCATTGTATTTGGACCATATGGTTCTGTTCCAGTAAAATTAGGTGCTTCTGGATTTTGGTCAGCAGTTGCATAGGTATTATCTGCTGTACCATATGGGCCTTTTATTGTGCCCATTGATGACACTAATAATATCTGTGGTCCACTTACAAAACCAGATCCATTACCGCTTTCAGATTTAACCGGGTCTAGTGTTACCTTTTCTATGTTTAACGTATTAAAAAAATCTAACTTTTCAAAGTTACTTGGACTACTATCTTGTAATTTTTTTAACGTTGATTTAGAAATTCTAACTACAGGAGCATCTGCATATCCAGGCGGTGTAACAATTTGTATAGAACCAGTGTTAGGGACAACTACTGCTGTCGGTGGAGCCGGCTGATTAATTTTATTAGAAGGTACATTATTACTTTCATATTCACCGTATGTTGGAACAATGAATAAATTAGTTGCATCATACCCAGATGCGGGTACAAGACGTTCTGCCTCTGCAAGTGCCGCATCATTGATTTTGATATTTTTATTATATGTTGCAAGGACATCTTTCAAGTCACTATTTGTATCCAATTGCCAATAATTAGGATCAGGTGGACTAACGCCAGCCGGCACAGCCTGAGTTGAGACATAATTTTTATCACCATATGTGATTACATATCCGGCGGGATATGTTTTTGTATTATCCCACACACCAAGATAAGTGTCTAAGTTATTAGGCTGACTTAATATCTGACTAAATTCTTCACTATCAGTTAATGGTTCTAATTTAATACGCCATAAATGCGGGAACCATGTTGGACTAAAGCCTTCACTTGCATAGTTAGCATCAGTAACCTGCATAAATCTTTTCAACGCATATTGTATTGTTTCGTCCAATGGATTATAATCTATTAAGTGAGGTAATTCAATAACATCACCTACCATTAATTTTCTTCCTACTAAACCAATCATATCATTATAATGAACAGTAACGAATATAATGTCATTGTTTAAAAATAATCCAAATTGACTTAAATCAAAATCTAAATTTTGTACGGTATAATGACCACGTAATCTATAAATGTTTGTATCATATGCTCTATCCCTGTTTTCTAAGAATAATAAATCTTGAATATTTGTAGGACTTTGCACGGCATAATCAGGCTGTGTATAATCTGTTGAAGGGCCCTGATTAGTTGGCCCTAAATATTTATGTACGTATAGGTCTGTGGCCCCGACGGTAAACATTTCTGATATAGTTCTATCAAAAAAGTTATAATCATTCGTTTTATTCGGGCGCCAAAGCGATAGTTTAGGCATATTTACTCACTTTATTATCTATTTATCGCTAATACCTTTGTACCAAAAACTTGACAATAGATAAAAGCTATGTTACAATACGTATTCAATGACTATTTTGGAGTAATTTATGGCTCGCAAACAAACAGATGACCATTTTGTCAAAGCACTTAACCCAAAAGATGCGGATACAAAATACATGGGAGATGAACCCTTCTTTCCTATCCAGCTTGAAGGGGGAGAAAGAAACGTTGCACTTACACAAGGATTTACCTGGTACAATCGTTTCTATGGTAAAAAAGATGCAAAAGAACTATTGGCTCAATACCTAGACCACAATGAACGTGTAGCCGATGCCAAATTTATTCGTAAGATAGAGGACAAAGAATTTTCAATGACCACATGTTGGTTAGCACGTATGACATTACGTGGATTGCAGTTAAATGAACATGAAAATACAGTACTTCAAAATGATATTTCACGATTGTTGTCAGTTATCAACAAGCCTGAAGTTGTAGAAAAAGAAGTAGTAGTATCCAATCGTCCTAACATTCAAGAAATCATGCGTGAGAAGGCTAGCGAGGCTGCCGGTGAACTTGAAGGCATGTTTGACGAATATTTTACAACAGGTAAAACAACATCAAAAGTAGTTGACATCGTTGCAGGTTATAATGTAATGCCTCAACATATTTCACTTATCGTTGACGTTTGGAAACAAAAACAAAAGCAATATGAAGAATTAACAGAAACCATAGATAGTGAGTTGAAAGGTGCCTATGGTAACTTAGGTAAAATTCAATTGCGTAATATGCTTAAGTTTATTGAACAAGTACTAAGTGACCTAAATAGTTATGTTAGTATTAAGAAAGCCAATAAAGCACCTCGCAAACGTAAAGCAATACCTGTTGAAAAGATTGTTGCTAAGTTAAAATACTTAAAAGCATTTAAGGATGCAGAATTAGACTTAACAAGTATCCATCCAACTAAGTTGCATCATGCAACTGAGGCATGGGTATATGATACTGCAAAGCGTAAGTTGCATCACTATATCGCTGACGAGTATACAAAAGAATTCCAAGTAAAGGGCAACACATTGATTGGATTTGATACTACAAATAGTGAAATGAAAACACTACGTAAGCCCGGTGAGCAAATCAAAGAAGTTATGGGAAGCAAACCTGCGGCACGTAAGTATTTTAAATCAATTAAGGCAGTTGGTGCAGTACCCAATGGTCGTTTTAACGAGAACATGATTATTTTGAAAGCATTCTAATGACAGATATACAAAAACGAATGGCAGAAATGATGATATTGATTGATAATTCAATATCATTAACTGACGATAGGGACGAATTATTAATGCTTGCCTGTGCTATGTTGCAACGTACTAAAGAATTGTTTGATGCAACAATAGGTGAGGAAAGTAGAAAACAAATGTTTAGGGAATTAGAATGATAGATTTGAATAAGTATAGTGAATTTGTAAAAGCAGTAACCAGTCAGCCTAGCAATGAGTTAACTACTTTCATGAATCGACTAGATGAAGTTGATGGTAATGATGGTGGTCCTGATATCAATGTACCGCTATTGTTAACTGCATGTCTTGGATTAGCGGCTGAGAGCGGTGAATTTATAGAAGTGCCCAAAAAAATCTTTTTTCAAGGTAAACCTCTTACTGATGAAAATGTATTTCATATGAAACGTGAATTGGGTGATATCATGTGGTATTGGATTAATGCTTGTCGTGCATTAAATCTTGACCCTAATGAAGTTATTGCTGAGAATGTACGCAAACTTGAAAGCCGTTATCCCGGCGGTTCATTTGATGCATTTTATAGTGAAAATCGTAAAGACGGCGATTTATAAATCAATATGTTTCTTGATAAATACAATATCAGGAAACATATATGTCAACATACCCAACAGCTAACCCTCTTTCAACGCCTACTGGTCTAACACTAGACGAGTTAAAACAAGCATTATTCAATAATGTATCATATCGTTTAGGTCAAGGTATTATAGACTTAGAGTTGGATCCAGAACACTATGAAGCCGCATATAATTATGCTATTAAAGTATATCGTCAAAAAGCACAAAACGCTACAGAAGAATCATACACATTAATGACGGTGGAAAAAAATGTGGACACCTACACATTACCACAAGAGTTTATTAATATTAGAAATATTTTTCGTAGAACGATTGGTTTAGAAACAGGTCCAGGGGCAACATCATTTGACCCTTTCAGTAGTGCTATTCTAAACACATACCTATTGAATTATAACTATGCAGGTGGTATGGCAACATACGATTTTTATGCAGGATATGTTAAATTGGCAGCACGTATGTTCGGAGGATATGTAACTTATACATGGAATCCAGTAACCAAAGTGTTGCGTGTTGTTCGTGACTTTAAAGGTTCTGGCGAACAAATTTTAATTTGGGCCGATGTACAAAAACCAGAAGAAGTATTGTTACAAGACCCTGGCTCAGGCGTGTGGATTGGTGACTTTATTTTAGCGCAACTTAAATTGATTATTGGTGAAGCACGTGAGAAGTTTGGTACAATTGCAGGTCCAGGTGGCGGTACAAGTTTGAATGGTGCGGCAATGAAGGCTGAAGGTAAAGCCGCTGTAGAATTCTTACTCGATGAATTGAAACGTTATGTTGATTATTCACAACCATTAACTTGGATACAAGGTTAACCTAAAAGTATTTTCATTGCAACATCTTTGTAATATAATAAGTACTACGGGGGTGTTTTATGATTATAGGTATTACTGGACTTATCGGTAGTGGCAAAGATACGATTGCTGACTATCTTACAACATATCATGGCTTTAAGCGTATTAGTTTTGCGGCAAGTCTCAAAGATGCAGTAGCAAATGTCTTTGGATGGGACCGTGAGATGCTAGAAGGCACAACAAAAACAAGCAGAGAGTGGAGAGAACAAAAAGACGAATGGTGGAGTAACCGTTTGGACATGACAATCACTCCTAGATGGGTATTACAATATTGGGGTACTGAAGTTTGCCGTAAAGGCTTTCATGAAGACATTTGGGTAGCTAGTTTAGAACATAAATTGTTAAACGCCAAAGATGATGTTGTAATCACCGACTGTAGATTTATCAATGAAGTCAATGCTATTAAAAACACGGGTGGAATAACTATCAGAGTAATACGAGGAGAAAATCCTGAGTGGTACGATGCGGCAGTTCAATTTAATAAAGGACCAGATAGAAATATATATTGGGCCACAAGTAAGCACGTACTTGACGAACACAAAGTACATGCCAGTGAATATTCAAGCATTGGTATTAACTACGACTATTATGTAGACAATAACGGAACCATTGATGACTTACATAATACTATACAAAGTATTATCAATAGCCAATCTCAAGGTCTCCCCGTTTCCAATTAACTTCTTTTTTCTTAACTACTTCTACGCAGTTTAAACATATACTGCGTAAATTAGTTTGCAATGTGTTTTCTAATCTACCATCGATATGAAACACGGTTATTTGACTAGGGTATAAACTTTTAAAGCCACATAAATCACATGTGGTTTTTTTCTTGTAACCATTAGTAGCCCAACTAGATTTTCTAGGCTTTAATTTATTTTTCTTTCTGCCGCATTCATCACATATACTTCTGTAATGTGTTATACCGTTGCGCTTATAATTAATAGCACACATGTTTTTGTTGCAGGTTTTACATATAGGTCTCATCAGTTATTTATAACTTGACCTTCGAAGGTACGGTAATACCGTGTTTTTTATTTTTTTTAATAAATAATAGTATGCATTCAGGTTGTAAACCTCATAATCTTACATAAAAGGAAAAATAAAATGGCATTATCATCACCAGGCGTAGAAGTAGATATCATTGACCAGAGTCAATATTTACCAGCCTCAACCGGCTCTGTTCCACTAGTAATTATTGCAACAGCACAAAACAAATCTAATCCATCAGGTACAGGCGTAGCTCCTGGTACTACATTAGCAAATGCGGGTCAATTATATTTGGCTACAAGTCAACAAGACTTAGTGCAAAATTATGGTACTCCATTTTTCTACACAACAACTAATGGTACACCGATTCAAGGATATGAATTAAATGAATATGGTCTATTAGCGGCTTACAGCGCATTAGGTGTTTCCAATCGTTGTTATGTTATTCGTGCTGATATTGATTTAGCAAGTTTAGTAGGTTCAACAAGTCGTCCAATTGGCGCTCCGGCAGCCGGCACATATTGGTTAGATACTATCAATAGTACATGGGGTATTAATGAATTTGATGCTACAACGGGAACATTCTCTTTAATGAATCCTATTGTAATATATCAAGCAGATCAATTAAGCGGAGAAGTTCCGTTACAAAGTATTGGTAACATAGGTGACTATGCAGTAAATGCAATTGAAATTCCATCAAGTGCACCTAACCAATATGGTCAATATTTTTACAAAACTTCTAATAATACATGGGCAGTTGTAGGATCTAGTGACTGGGCTAATGATTGGCCAACTATTCAAAGTACAAATTCCAACCCAACATTAGTTGCAGGTGACACTATTGAATTTAACATGAATGGCTTTTTTAACTTTACAGTAGCCGTTCCAGGAAGTCCTAACAATACTGTAGCAGGATTAGCTACAGCAATTAATAATTTAGGTTATACTTATATTAGTGCATCGGTAATATCTGGAAAATTAAATATTTTTTCAGCACAACCAGAATTACCAGGACAACGTCCGTTTCTAGAAATAGTTACTGGTACAACAGAGTTATTAACAGCATTGTTTGGTTCTATTGTTACTCCTGCATATTATTTTCAACCATCAGTAGCATACGGTACATCTGCTCAAATGCCATTATGGTCTAAAAGTCAAGCACAACCTGCTCCAACTGGATCAGTATGGATTCAAGTGGCCACATCAACAACTGGTTTAAATCCAGTTGTATCTCAATATAATGGTGTGACACAAAGTTGGAAAGCATTATCAGTATTAACGGCAACTGCTGATTGGACTGTAGATTCTTTATTAGATGCAACAGGTGGTCAAGCTATTCCAGCTGGTACAGTTTATGCACAATATGGATTTGATGGTGGTTACAATCAAGGGCCAGTGTATTTATGGAATCGCATAGCTACTGGACCTACAGTAATTACTGGTACAACAACAAATTGGACATTAAGTGGTATTCTAGATAGTCCAACTATTATGGGTATCAGGGTAAGTATCCCGGGTTCTACAAGTTTGTCTACTTATTACAATATGTCTATTTCAAATGGCATGAGTCCTAGTGATTTTGTTACTTCATGGGCGGCTGCAGGAGCACCCTATACAACAGCAAGTGTTACTACAGACGGCGCTATTCAATTAACACACACCGCAGGTGGTGAGATTCTTTTATATGATGCCATAATATCTGGTTCAAATGAAGGTAAACATAGTGGTGTATTAGCACAGATTGGTATTGTTGCAGATGAAACTAGTGGAGTAAAATATGGACCTTCATATGCTCAAATATTTACAGTTTCACCAACTAGTACTACAGGTAGTGGTACAGGTGCTACCTTCAGAGTATCACCTCAATACGGTGAGTACATAATAGCTAATAACTGTATAGTAACTGCAGGTACAGGTTATGCCGCAGGCGACACGGTAACAATTGCAGGTACAAGTTTAGGTGGTACTACTCCAGCTAATGATTTAGTACTTAAAGTTGTTAGCGTAATCAGCGGTGGAATTCAAGCAGTAACATATGTTTCTGGAAATGCAATTCCGCAAATATATGCAACTCAGTTAAGTAATTGGGTATCATTTACATATGCATCAAATAACGGTGCTCCAGCTACATTACCAGCTGATTACACTAACTGGTTCTATAGTGTTAATGACCAAGTTGATTTAATGGTTAACTACAATGGTCAATGGAATGGTTATAACAATTTAGCTTATGACACATCTGGTTTCCCAGCACACACTGGTAGTAACAATACTGATCCAAATGGTCCTATCATGAGTGCAAGTCAACCAACAGTACAAAGTGATGGTACATCATTACAATACGGTGATATTTGGATTGATACTGGCATTGATGCATTAGAATTATATCCGTTGATATATCGTTATCAATTAGTCAATGGTTCAAATACATGGGTATTGATTAATAATACAGCAGATACAAGCAGTACTGGTATTATATTTGAAGATGCACGTTGGGGAAGTTCTGGTGCTATTGATCCAGTTAACGATCCTATCCCAACAATTCAAAGTTTGCTAACTAGTAACTATATTGACTTAGATGCTCCGGATCCTTCACTATATCCAAATGGTATGATTTTATGGAATACGCGCCGTTCAGGATATAATGTAAAACAATTTAGAACAAATTATTTTACAAGTGCAAATTATCCTAATGCTAATCCTTATAATCCAAGTGCTCCTACAACAGTTGGTAACTTACCAGAGTTCAGTTATACATGGGTAACAGCAAGTGGTAATCAAACTAATGGTGCTCCTTACATGGGTAGATTTGCTCAACGTGAAATGGTAGTTAAATCATTGAGTAGTGTTGTTGATACTAACACAGATATTCGTGATGAAGACAACTATTTTAATTTAATTGCATGTCCTTACTATGAAGAACTACAACCTAACATGGTTGTATTAAATGCAGACCGTGGTGACACAGGATACATTTTAGGTGACACACCAATGGGACTTCCGGCTAGTGCTACTGCAATTCAAGCATGGGCTACAAATGCCGCAGGTGCTCCAAGAACAGACGAGCAAGGTTGCGTTACACGTGACACTTATTTAGGTCTATTCTATCCAAGTGGTTTAACAACTGATTTGACAGGTAACTTAGTTGCTGTTCCACCAAGTCACATGATGATTCGTACATTCTTACGCAATGATACTATTGCTTATCCTTGGTTTGCGGCAGCAGGTACACGTCGTGGTATTATTGATAATGCAACAAACATTGGTTATCTAGATAGAACAACTGGTCAATTTATTACGATCAAAACTAACCTTGGTATTCGTGACACATTGTATATCAATTACATCAATCCATTAGTATTCTTTACTGGTGTTGGTCTATTGAACTTTGGTAACAAAACAAGCTATGCATCTAATAGTGCGTTAGATAGAACAAATGTTGCACGACTAATTGCTTACTTACGTAGACAATTAACAATAGCGGCAAGACCATTCGTATTTGAGCCTAACGATGCATTAACACGCAATCAAATTTCAGGTGTTGTTCAAACATTGCTTATTGATTTAGTTGCTAAACGCGGTATATACGATTATTTGGTAGTTTGTGACGAAAGTAACAATACTCCAGCTAGAATTGATAGAAATGAATTATGGATTGACGTTGCAATCGAGCCAGTTAAGGCAGCAGAATTCATCTACATTCCAGTTAGAGTGTTAAATACCGGAGCAATATCATCATCTAATGGTGCTTAATGATAGCCCGAAAGGGCTATCTACTTTAGATAAATAAGATTAACAGGAGAAACAAAAATGGCAACAGCCTCACAATCATTGTACAACATGACAGTAGCATCTGATAACGCCAGTGGCAATCAGGGCTTACTAATGCCAAAATTACAGTTCAGATTCAGAGTTAACTTTTTGAATTTTGGTACAGGTGGAAGTACAGTAAACTTAACAAAACAGGTTATTGATTGCTCAAGACCACAAATTCAGTTCCAAGAAATTACACTTCCAATTTACAACTCAACAATGTATTTGGCTGGTAAAGCACAATGGCAAACAATGACTATCAATATTCGTGACGATGCATCAGGCTCAGTATCTGCATTGATTGGTCAACAAATTCAGAAACAAATGGACTTTGTTGAACAAGCAAGTGCGGCAACTGGTCAAGACTATAAATTTGAAACAAATATTGAAGTTTTAGATGGTGGTAACGGAACAAGTGCTCCAATAGTTTTAGAAACATGGGAACTATATGGATGCTTTGTACAAACAGCAAACTACAATACATTAAATTACGGTACTAACGAAGTAGTTACAATTTCATTGACACTACGCTTTGATAACGCAATTCAGTCACCAATTGGTTCTGGTGTTGGTGCAACAGTTGGTAGAACACTTGGATCATTGGCTACTGGTATTGGTGCATCAGTTTAATGCGTAATTAAAGGAATTAATCCATGTCTGGATTTATTCAAAATTTACTACAAGGCGCTGCCGGCACATTTTTCGGCAGCGATTACCTACGTGATTACACTCACGCAAGTAAAACGTTTAGAACTAATGCATATCAATATGCACCTAAGTTTAAATATCTATTTCATGTCTATTTTGACATAAACACAACTGCGTATAATCAAAACGTAAACACTGGTGCAAACTTTGGATTAGATGTCAAAACTGCACAATTACCTAAATTTAATTTTGAAACATCTACACTAAATCAATACAATCGTAAAAGAATTGTACAAACTAAAATTAAATATGATCCAATTACCATAACGTTTCATGATGATAACGGAACAGCGGCAGGCAGTCCAACTGCAGGTGGTATCATAAGAAGTTTATGGACAGCGTATTATAATTACTACTATGCAGACGGTAACAATGCACAAGTTGTATTTGCCGGTGCTCGTGGAGGAACAAATCCAAATCAAGGCGGTGTTGCTGGTCAAGGAGGTACTGCGGCATCAAGCACAGGGGCAACGTATAACAGTAGAAATCAGTATGATCCTAGTATAGCAGGAAATGCTACTTGGGGTTATATAGGAGATACCAATGTTCCTAGTAGTACAGGTGCACAAAAAGTACCGTTTTTTAAGAACATTACAATCTTTGGTTTCAACCAACATAATTTTGTAGCATACACATTAATAAATCCAATTATCACTAATTTCAGTCACGACACTTATAGTTACGCTGAAAATACAGGTATTATGGAAAATCAAATGACATTAGATTATGAAACAGTAGTATATAACAACGGTGCTATAAGTGGTGCTAGTCCTAGTAATATTGTTACTGGATTTGGTTTAGAAACTAATTATGATTTGACACCAAGCCCTATATCAAAGCCAGGAAGCCAAGCAACTATATTAGGTCAAGGTGGTTTAGTAGACGGTGCTAATGGTGTGGTTAGTAATTTAGCCAATGGTAATTTGTTGGGCGCAGTACAAGCCGCAGGCACAACATACAATACATTTAAAAATCAAAATTTAACACAACTTGCAGCCAGCGAAGTTACCTCTGGTATTATTAATGCTGTGCAACAAACACCAAATAGAAATATAAATGTTGTTACTCCGATATTTGGGGCAACACCAAATGGTAATGCAGGTACGCCTCCTAATGCACCGGGAAGCCCACAACAAATAACTGCCAATCCATATGCAGGTGTTTCTAATACCGGGCCTAATTAATACATAAATACATTATGGCTCAAATATTAGACACTAGAAGTAATTTAGATCAAACAATTAGAATCTTTGATTCTTTTTATTCCTTTGATTTGGTTGTACCGGCAAATCAATATGATATTGTACATAGTTATTTTACAGGCGTGTGTGCTACAAAAACTATTGCAAATAATTTTACTGCTGTTTTATTCAGAATAGCACAAGATACAGGTATATCTGTGCTTGATTTGTTAGACCAAATAAAAGGTAAAACAAAAATGGAATTAAATCAAATACTTGCATATTATTTGAATAGTTTTAAAAGTAAAACATCATTATATGGTATAGCTATTATACCAAAATCAAATCAACCGGTGGCACGTAACATAGTGCTTTAATCATGGCAAATTATGCACAAGGTATATTTACTCCAAAAAACCCACACAAGTACGTAGGTCAGCATAAGCCTAAATATCGCAGTGGTTGGGAATTAACATTCATGACATTTTGCGATACACACAATAATGTAACTCATTGGGCCAGTGAAGCATTAGCAATACCCTATCGTAGTCCATTAGATGGAAAAATACACAAATATATACCTGACTTTTTTGTAGTATATCAAAACAAGTACGGTAAATCAATTGCTGAAGTTGTTGAGATAAAACCTAAAAAACAAAGTTTAATTGAAAGTCGTGCGGCAAGTGCTAGAGATAAAATTGTTGTTGCAATTAATCATGCAAAGTGGCAAGCCGCAATGGCTTACTGTAAAACTCAAGGGTATACCTTCAGAGTAATCACCGAAGATGACCTTTTTAGAAATGGTTCACGAAAGTAAATAAATACTTTCATGAATAAAAAACTAGAAGAACTTTTTGAATTACCGCAAAGTGAGATTGAAACTCTTAGCGCACCTATTCCTGATAACGCAGAATATGTTATCGCTGATGCATTAGACAACATAGAAAAAATTGAAAACGCATTACCACAAGTACGCGGTCTAGATATGGCTGATGGGGAAATGGATGAACTAGCAGGACTAGCAACAAGCAGTTATAAAGATTTAATGGATTTAGGAATGCAAGTTGATAGTAGATTTGCAAGTGAAATCTTTAATAGTGCAGGAACTATGCTTGGACATGCTATCACAGCTAAAACAGCAAAAATAAACAAAAAATTAAAAATGATTGAGTTGCAATTGAAGAAAGCGCAATTGGATCAAAAAATGGCTAGTAAAACTGAAGAAATTGAAAGTACTCCATTAGGTGATGGTAAAACATTAGACCGCAACGAACTACTAAAAATTCTCTCCAGCAAAACAAACGAAAAATGATAAATAATTAATACAGGAATAAAAAATGAAAAGCCTAAAACAATATATAGTAGAAAGTGTTCATACATACAATTACACTATCAAAATTGCCGGCGAAATTGACAATAACTTTATAGATATGTTTAAGTACAATCTAAACAAGTTTGATCCAGTCAAGATTAGCGATCCGGTACGTACTCCTATTCAAAAGAGTCCATATGGATTCCCAAATTTAGAAAACGAAGCTATTACAATCATTAAAGCTGAATTTAGATATCCAGCTAATGAGCCAATGATTCAGCAAATTGCACAATTATTAGGTTACAATGTTAACATGGTGCGTGTAGTTGGTACTGATTTTGACGATAGCATTGATAGTGAGCAAATGGGATATGAAAATGAAATGAGTCATAGTCCATTATTAGATCATACTGAATTAGAAGAACAACCAGATGCTAAAGAAGCAAGTAAAGCATATGGTGATTCATATTTAAGTTCAATCAAAGACCAAAGTAAAGGTTCTAAGATTAACACTCCATATGCGGGCAAAGAAACTCCAGATGCGTTTGATCCGTTCAAGCCATATCTAGACGATAAAAGAGCGGGAGACAAGAGCCCGATGACAAAAATTACAAGACCACCCAAGCCAAAAACTGGCGCAATGGTTTAATTATTAAGGAAAAACAAAATGGATTTTAAAAATTTATTACAATCATTAGACCAGTTAAACGAAGGTGTTACTGCTACTAAAACAGGTAAGATTCATACTGCTGAACCAGGTGGTTATGGTCGTAAGGATGATGAAAACGAAGAAGGTAACAAAGTTAAACAAGATACCCAACGTGGTCGTGGTCGTCCTAAGAAAGATGCTGACGAAACAGGTGAAGTTAAAAAATATGACTTCTCTGCGTTTGGCGTTCAACATGGTAAAGATGTTAAATTACCTAAGCATGACAAAAAGAAAACAATCAAGCACAGTCTAAAAGATTGGATTGAAACAGTTGACGAACAAAACATGATTGCTGAAGCAGGATTAGCAGTTCAACCTATTCCCGCTCCTAAACAACAATCAGGTCAAAATTTCTTAATTAAAGATCCTTCAAATCCACAAGCATCAGCTATCACTACAACTGATCCAGCAGTAGTTAAAGCGGCTAAAGATGGTACATTATCAATGCAAAAGCCAGGTGCTTCATCAAGTGCAACACCAAGCAGTACTCAAGTTGGCGCTATGCAAGAAGCTGAATTAGACGAAAAAATTGAAGGTGGTATTAAATTAAATCCTGAGAAAAAGGGTATGTTTGATGGCAAAACCAAATCAGAATTAATGTCACAATATAATAAATTAAAAGCTAGTGGTCCACATAAGAAAGGTTCACCTGCATTTACAAAAATGAAAGAATTAGCATTTGCTATTCGTGCTAAGAGTGGCTGGGGTAAAGTTAAAGAAGGTGAAGCACCAACTAACTTTGCACAATCAAGCCCAATGAGTAACGGTGGACGTAGTGATACATTCTTAGAAAGTACTGACAAAAAGAAAATGCCATCGATGGCACACATCAAAAAAATGTGTAAAGATGGTAAAACTGTAGCAGAAATTTGCAAAATGCACCCTGATTGTGACCACACAGAATTAAAGAAAATGGTAGCTGATTGCAAAAAGAAAATGATTAAAGAAAGTATGGATCACAGATTAAAGGCTGCACATCATCATGGTAAAGCACATGCATTGAGTAAACAAAGCTATAACTGCCCATACGAAGATTTAGATGAGTGCAGTTGCTATCACGAAGGTTACAAAGAAGGTTTAGATGAATGTTATGGCCAAATGCCTATCTTAGGTCGCACCGCGGTTGGTGAAATGGGTCAAGGTCCAGAAGTTGAAAACATGGCAAGTTTTGGTTCACGTACTCCTGAAATAGATGAGATGGATAAAACTGCTTACATGCAGAAAAAAGCAAAAGAGACTCCTGGAGATACATTCAAAGCATTTGGACAAACTTTCCATGATGACGAAGTGTTAGAAAATTCATTGGCTTTTGAATCACTAGATAAACAATTAAACTCACTATTAAGTGAAGGTTTAACCGTAAGTATCAGTAAAGGTCAACAAGGTGCTCCTGATTCAGTAAGCGTAAATGCACAAGACGGTGAAGCAGATATGTTATTAGACATTATCAAACAAGCTGGTCTAGGTGTATTTGGTGGTGAAGAAAAGGCAATGGTAGATACACCAAACGGTTCACATGAAGTTGGCGGTATTAAAGTAATTGATGACCATGATGGTATGATGTCATTAATGAAAAGACTAAGCGGACAAGATTCAAACGTAGATTCACATGATTACGAAGACGAAGAAAGTCATGACCACGAGCATGGTCCTGAAATCTGCGGTGAGTGCGGTATGTACGAATGCGAATGCGGTCCAGAACAAGGTAAAGAAATGGTTGATGAGGTAGAATCAGAAGACCAAATGACTTACAAAGTTGCTGAAGACGAAATGGAAGAAGATGGTGCACAAAATCCACCAGACAATGGTTCTGCAAATTCAATGAATGCAACTAAAGGTAACAATGCGGCAAATACTGCTTTAGCAATTGCTGATAAAGATGGTATGGCTGAAAATGAAGTTTCAGAAGGTTGGGATCCAGTAAAAGAAGTAAAACAATCTGCTATAGAATATATGAAAAGTGCTGGAATACGCAACGTACATGATTTAGATGC